ATATATTGAAGTTTGTGCTATGTTAAGTATTCTTGTTTTGAGATCACTTACAGAATAATATGTAGGATTTCCTGGTGCTCCCATTTATAAATAATTTGACCTTATATATTATGTAGCCCAGATATGGCAGAAAGTTTAAAATCAAAGTATAAACCTTCCAATCCACAAAAATACAAAGGTGACTACAATAATATAATTTGTAGAAGCACTTGGGAAAGAAAATTTTGTCGTTGGTGTGATTTAAATGAAAGTATAATATCTTGGGGATCAGAAGAATTTTTTATCCCTTACATATCTCCTGTTGACAATAGAGTTCATAGATACTTTCCAGACTTTATAATTAAACTTAAAGAACATTCTGGCAAAGTAAAAACATATGTGATAGAAGTAAAACCAAAAAAACAAACAGTTCCTCCAGTAAAAAAGACTAGAGTAACAAAGTCTTTCATTCATGAAACCAAAACTTATGCGGTAAATCAAGCAAAGTGGAAAGCAGCAAAAGAATGGTGTGATGATAGACTTCTTGAGTTTAAAATTATTACAGAAGATGAATTAGGAATTCACTAATAAATAATTAGAAAATGTCTAATGGCAATAATAAGGCGCCCACTATTAACTGACTCTTATACATTTGATCCAATAACAAACAATAAAAGGAACATAAAAGTTCGTGCTAATGTTGAAGTAGATGATACAAGTCCATCCACTCCACCATCAGTTTCTGATGAGAATGGAGAAAAGTTTGGTCAGTGGCTGCCGCAAAATAATGCATGGGGAGCAAACAGGGAATATTCAAAAAGTAATATTCCTAATGATCTCAATGGACAACCAGTAGATTCATATTTGTTTCAAAATTCTGAAAAATTCAAAACAGCAACTAGCAATATAATAAATTCTCTTTCACCTCAAACTGCAAGAGAATTTGCCAAACTATCTTATTCTCCAGGTGTTATTGCTAGTGATGCTTTTGCCACAGATCCTGCTACTGGGGGAGGTCCTGGTGAAGTTGGAGATCAACTAAGTACCATAGATACCAATGATACTAGAACAAAATTATCTACTAGTCGTGGTGAAGTTCTTAGATATCCAATCAAAAATAATGATGAAGACTTTGATTTTTTAAAAATCACAGAGTTTCAATACCTACCTCCACAGTTATCATCCATTGAAAGTAATCGTAAATTTGGATCAGAGTCAACTGAAACAAGAATAAAAGAATATGGAGGAACAGTTTGTCTACCAATGCATCCTGGAATATCAGATTCAAACTCTGTTGGTTGGGGGGATGATTCTTTAAATCCAATCCAAGCAGCTTTTGGTCAATTAGCTTCTAATGCAATAACAGATCTAAGTAAAGTTCAAGGATTTCAAGACGGTATTAATTCTGCTGGAAATCTTATGTCAGATGCAATAGGTGTATTGCAAACTGGAATTTCAGATCCTAGCGCAAAGCAATATCTGACACAATACTTTGCAGGTCAAGCAGTTGGAGCAAACATTGCAGGAAGAACAACTGGTCTTGTTTTAAATCCAAATCTTGAATTACTTTTTACTGGACCAAATCTAAGGACATTTAGTTATAGTTACAAACTAACTCCAAGAGAGTTCAAAGAATCAGAAGAAATCAAAAAGATTATTCTATTCTTTAAGAAAGCGATGGCAGTTCAAAAAAATAGCACTGGGTTATTTTTAAAAACTCCAAGTGTATTTAAATTGCAATACATTTATGGTAAAACAGGTGACCAACATCCATTCTTAAATAAAATAAAGACTTGCGCACTGACAAGTTTTAATGTTGATTATACTCCTGATGGAAACTATATGACATATAACGATGATGGTTCTATGACATCATATAATGTCTCTATGACTTTTAGTGAACTTGAACCCATTTATAGAGAAGATTATGACGAAGATCTAGCAGACATGGGATTCTAAAATGGCAACTCCTTATTTCAGACAATTACCAAACTTTGATTATGTAACTAGAGGAACTGATAGTAAAAGAATATCTGAGTATACGCAGGTAAAAAATCTTTTTAGAAGAGGTGCATTAAGACCTGATATTGCAGACAACCTTTTATTCTTTACCAAGTATAGCATAATTGGAGATGAAAGACCTGATAATATTGCCTTTAAATTTTATGAAGACGAAAGTTTAGACTGGGTAGTTTTACTTTCAAATAATATTGTAAATATCCAATCAGAATGGCCTCTTCCTCAAATAATTTTTGATAAAGTGATGTTAGAAAAATATGGTACATATGAAAATTTTTATAATGGAGTTCATCACTATGAAACTAAAGAAGTTAGAAACAGTTTTGGGCAACTGATAATTAAATCTGGACTATCTATTTCCAATGTTTGGGAAACTGGAGGTGGATTCATTAAAGACACAAGCATAACACCAACATCATATTACTATGAATATTATGATCCGGGAACTTCTTCAACTGAAAGAGTATTCCAAGATAAATTATTAACTCCAGTAACTTTTTATGATTATGAGACTAAACTTGAAAATGAAAAAAGAAATATCTTTGTACTTAAGCAAAGATATTTAAATGTTGTGTTTAATGATATAGAAAATATTATGACATACAAAAAAGGTTCGGAACAATTTGTGTCCCAAACCTTAAAGAGAGGCGATAATATTCGCCTCTATAACTAATCAATCATCAACCAGTTTCTGGAAATAAGAGATTGCATCGTCTTCATCTTCATCAGATTTAGATGAGAGATTGTTGAGTTGCTTACTGAGAGTTTCAGGAAGTTCACTCTCTTCACGACGTGAGTTGAAGTTTGGAGTATAAGAACCGCGATCGTTATCCTCGTCATCAACCTCTTCGTCAATGCGAGGGCGAGAATCAGTCTTTTGTCCCAGAACATACTTCAGACGCTTCTCAAGATCTTCATAAGACTTGAACTGATCAGAAGCAGTCAAAGCATCTAGAGAATATTGCTTCTTCCAGAGGGCTTCCAGAGCATCGTCATCATCCAGGAGTGGTGCAACTCGGTCGAACTCTGACTTATCATAGTTCCAGTAACCATCTTTTTTGACGATTTTGATCTTGAAGTTAGCACCTTGCCAGAAGTCGAAAGGATTGATAGGAGTTTCGTCTTCAAACTCTGGTTGCATTGCTTCCATGATCTTATCAAAGATCTTCTTACCATACTTAAACAGAAAAACTTTACCTTCGTTCTGAGGATTTGCAGGATCCTTTACAATATAAATGTTAGAGTAATATGAGAGTTTGCGCTTTTGCTTGCGAACTGTCTCCTTATCTTTTTCATTACCACTGTTCCAGAGTTCACGGTTGTGCTCAGAAACAGGATCTTTCTGACCGATAGTGGTCAAAGAGTTTTCAATATACCAACCACCAGGACCTTGGAATGCATGGGAATAAACCTTTGCCCAAGGCAGTTCTTCACCTTCGACTGCAGGAAGGAAACGAACAATTGCAAAACCATTTCCAGTCTTATCCATTTCTGGTTTCCAGAAACGCTCATCTGCTCCTGTGCTTGTGTTTGCTTTCTCTACCTCCTTTACCAGTTTTGCAGTAAGAGAACCAAGAGAAGACTGCTTTTTAAGATTTGCGAACGACATTAGATTACCTCTTTTTAAATTTGATTTGGCCTTTGTGACGACTTTATTCTACAGGAAGTAAAAAGGGTTGTCAAGCCCGGTCCATGTCCTCTTTTAAAGATTTCACGGTTGCTGTCATGGCATCAAAAGCAGAGTAAATATCAGAACCATCTTCTGACATACCCATCATAACAACAGATTCTTCAATTCTTTTTTGAAGATGCTTTGCTTCTGGATCTTCAGATAAACTCAGTCTAACATAAAGAAGTTTTTGCTTCTCTATTAGAGTCATTAGAGTATCTATGTGTTCAAGTTTTTCATCTTTATCCATGAACGAAAACTTATATGCATTTTGATATGCTTTTTTTTGAAGATCTTCAATTTCATTTAAATCGTTTATTACGATATCTGATTCAAAAAAACTCATTTATTTACCACGACTAACTTTAATATATCTTTGAATTTAGATACATCAATATTTAGAAATGGTGAATATTTCTTCATTCTAAATGAGGTTAACTCCCATACAGGGTCAATTAGATTAACATCGAACCTTGTTCTAAAGTTTAATATAGCATTTAATATTACTAAAGTCTCTAAAGATATGTTACCAGACAAAAATAACTTTAGTATTTTAGGATGCCTACTTCCATTTAAGGAAAACATTTCATCAAAATTCTGATCAGAAAAAGAGTTTTCAATCTCAGTCCTAAAGAAATAAGAAAGAGACTGTATTTTTTTATTCCAGTCAACGTATCTTTCATTGCCATTTTTAATTATTTCTCCAATCCAAAGCCTTTGTGGATCGTCAGAAGATGCAAAATTGGCAACAAAGAAGTTTACAATTTCTTCATCCTTTTTCTGTCTTGAAACTTTTTCAAACCAAAATCTATCTTTCCTACCATAAAAAGTTTTTAATGATGATTTTGTTTTACCTCGATACTTATAAAAGTCATAGTTGTCTCTTGTAAAATGATTCTTGATTCCAAGATAAGAGTTGTAAACCTCAAATGCTGTCATAGTATAAAAATAAAATCAAACAGGAAGTTTTGCTTTAGAAGTTTTCTTAAGAAAATTAAGTTCCATTGCATTCCAACGGATCTTTTCTTTCAGTGGTTTTGAAATCAATTTGGGTACTGATTCCAATTCAATATTATTCTTTTCGCAATAGAAAACTATTGCTCCAATATAATCAAGGTCATTATCATTTTTGACGATTTCTTCAACGTCTCTCGCAAATTTTTCAGCACACATAAATTTTTTAGTAAATTCTTCTTCTAACTGGTTTTTAGGTGACATAGTTGTCCATTTTGTCTTTTACAAATTTTTTTATGTATTGGGTTAAGAGACGAATATACTTTTCTTTATCTCGTTCCTCATAGACAACAACTTCACCATTAGTACAAGTCATAATGATGACAAATTTCTTTACAGAGATTCCAGTAATCTCATGTAACATACATGCATATGCACAACACTGCACAAAGTAGTGTTCAATCCAATCTCTTGGTTTTGGTTTTTTTGAAGTCTTAAAGTCGATGATCGCAAGTTCATTATCAAACTCTGCAATACAATCTACTGTTCCCGCAACACCCAAGAATTTACTATAAAGAGAACCTTCTAGGGCGTAAATATTATTTATGCGGTTAAGTTCAGGCTTAGCAATCTTAAACAAATACTCTGAGATTGGTTGAACTGGAGGAAGTTCTCTATTATAAAGATAGTTTTCAATTAGAGTATGGGCATCAGTTCCCCTGCTTGTTGCTTGCTTTGTAACTTTATTTGCTTCTTCTTCCCCAACTCTTTTTCTCCACTTCTCAAAAATCTCTTTGTTGTAGTGACTAATAACAGAAGTAATTGAGACTGCTTTAAATGGATCTTGGATATCTTCAATTTTATAATATCTCACACCATCAATGACCTCCCTTTTAAGATTAGGGAGGTCTACATCTACATGATTAAAGATCATTAAATTACATTCCTAGTTGGTGTTTTGCAGTTAGATACTCTTTAACAAGTCCGCTTCGGCAGACATCTTCGATACCAAATTCAATAATATCAAAAGATGGCATAATACGCAAGACTTTCATGAAGTCAATAATACCATTCTTTTCATTCGTTTTGATTAAATCTGACTGTGTTGCGTCTCCACAGAACATGATCTTTGAGTTTTCTCCGACACGGGTAATGATAGAATCCAACTCGTGACCATTCAGGTTTTGAAATTCGTCAACAATAATAATAGAATTATCTAGAGTTGTTCCTCTAATAAATGAGGTACTCCAGAAACTGATTGTACCTTGAGTCTTAAGGTTTCCATACAACATTTCAAAAGATGCATCGTCTGGCATCTCAAACATATACTTTACCATGTTCTTGTATGGAATTTGGTAAAGAGAAGACTTATCTTCATGGTCTCCTGGAAGAAAACCAATCTCTCTAGTTGCCACAAGAGACCTTACAATATAAATTTTTTCATATTGAGTCTTTTCATTTAGAACATCCCTCAAAGCATTGTAGAGAGTAATAAAAGTTTTACCAGTTCCAGCACAACCATAAGCAACCAAGTTTTGGTCTAAACCATATCTAGCAAATAGTGTTTCCTGATTTTCTGTCAATGGTTCAATCTTTTTCATGTAGTCAAGATTGATTGGTTTCTTTCTTTTCATTACTCTATTACTTGTGCCAAATGGTACTGGATTAGTCGTTCTCTTTTTTGTCATAGAATTCAGATTTTCTTTACTCTGGATTTTGGTGCCTTTGATACTTTGTCTAGAACATCATTCCATCCGGGATGCTTTTTGATTAGTTTATCCTTCCATTCTCCAACCTCTCCAGGTTGAGGACAGGTAGATGGATCAGACCAATCCCGAATCCAATCCGGATTGTCTTCTTTCCATTGATCCCAATCATTAACACTCATCGTAACTTCTTTCTGTTCACCAGTTTCTTTGTGAACTACTGGATATGTTGCCATTGTTATAAATTCAAGATATTATATTTAGTTCCATTC